CGCGCGGCAGATTGTTTCCTCCAGCTGATCACGGGGATAGCTCCGCTGTTCGCATTTGTGCGCACGGTGGCCAGAACAACTATAGTAGTAGCACAGTTTGCCTGACTTTGACGTTCCGCTGGTTCCGGTCATTGCATCACCGCAGAGACCGCAAAAGAGCTTTCCGGTCAGGGAATAATATCCATTTGGTGTCCGTCTGGGGCCTGCCTTTGTGTGGCGGGGCAAGGTCTGCACCTGATAAAACAGATCCCTGTCCACGATCTGAGGGATGGCATTCTCCTGCACATGATACTTTGATAAGTAGGTTCCGATATAACGCTGATTGCTCAGGATCGTATTGAATGACGATCGATTCCAGGAGGAGCCGTGTTTGGTCTTTATTCCTCTGGCATTCAGATCCCGACAGATGTCAGCATATGTCTCGCCGGAGGAGACACGTTGGAAGATCTCCCGAACAACCTCCGCTTCTTCCGGATGTATCTCATACCGGCCATCCTTTCCGCGCCGGAAGCCGAAAGGCACAGATCCGCAGGCAAGGCATTTTTTCGCATTGTCTTCGTATCCGCGCCGGATCTTCTGGGACAGCTCCGCAGAATAGTATTGCGCAAGTCCCTCAAAAACAGATTCGACCAGGATCCCGGAAGGATTGTCCGTGATCGGTTCGGTCGCAGACACGACTCGGACACCGCAGGCCCGGAGCTCGTGCTTGTATCGGGCTGAGTCGTACTTGTCGCGCGAGAACCGATCCAGAGCATACACCAGAACGGCACAAAAACGGCCCTCTCGCGCGTCCTTTATCATCTGGAGGAATTGTGGGCGCTGGTCTGTCCGGCCCGTTAGGGCGCGATCTGAGTACGTTTGAACGATGGTATAACCGTTCTGCTGTGCGTAGGTCGTGCAAACGTTGATCTGTTGTTCGATGGATGCTTCGCGTTGTGCGGAGGAGGAAAAACGGGCATAGATTACGGCGTTCATGGTGGAATCTCCGATCAGTTGAACAGGCCGGTATAAGCCAGGAACACAACAGGCCCGGTGATCTCGATGCTGGTGTATTTGCTCAGATCGATCTTGCCAATCTCAGGCTGGTTTGTCGTAAGGGTGAACAGATCGGAATCGTCCATCTGATAGGTTTCATTGTAATATTTCGCGGTGATCATGCTGATAACGCTATCTTTCGCGAGGATAATGCGATAGGTTCCAGCGGGAATGTCTTCGCCCACGTTATATACGCCAGTCGGAACCGTCACTCCATCCTTTGTGATGCTCCGCGCCCAGAGTTCCGCTTGAATGGCCTTATTTGCCTCCCAGAGCTGTTCATCGGTCATTGATGCATAATCTTCCGCATGAGCCAGCGGAACGGCCAGCAGGGCCAAAACAAGGGCAAAAACAAACAATTTCTTCATAGTGGTATCCTCCTTTTTATTTTGACGCATTACGCGCCATATTCATGATAATTAGGGTTCCGTAAATCATCGTTTGCGATATGCTTTTTCTCATGTTCGTATGTTTTACGGTTCTGTTCACGGGTCAATCGGCTATTAAGTACGATTACCGGCTCGCCATCCTCGCCGAGGAAGCAGAATCCTCGAACGGAGGTTGGTAGGTTCTCAAGAAAAACAAGGTCTTCATCCATCGCGTTATCCTTCCTGATTTTTGTTTAAGCGATCCGCGAATTGCAGCATAAACTCAATGTCTTCGTGGGACATTTTCCGAGTACGATCAAACAAGAGACCGAGGCGCGGGTTCTGGTGGAGAGCTTCAAGACGCTCCTGATCCTCAAAATCTTTCGGCCCGTTCTCCGTTGTCAAAGCGGAGAATTTCACGCCGAGCAAATCAGCCAACTTTTGCATGGCATCAATGCGAGGATACTTTTTCCCGGAGCACCAATCCGAAACGGTAGCGGATGAACGATCAAGCTCACGGCAGATATCGGCCTGGCTGATTCCTCTGGCCTCCATAAAATATTTTAGATTTCTGACGAAAATTTCTCTTGCGAAATCCGGCATTATGTCCACCTCCTACCTATATTATATTCTGAAAAAGCGAGAGAATCAACCCAAAAGCAAAAATTTTTTCGCTTTTTGCTTGACTTTTCGCTTAAAGCGAGTATAATAGTCAGTGTTGAGGGACACCGAATGAACGAGGAGGTCAAGAAAATGTTTGAAACAGTCAAGGTCGTGAACGGCTACGAAATCACCCGGCTGGTTGGGAGCCGCGGATTCTATCACGTGAACATCTGGGAAGATGGCGCGTGGGGCGAATATCACACCTTCCGCACGATCAAGGCCGCGGCTCAGTTCTGCGAGACGCTGCCGGCGAAACACTGATCGATATGCTGAGCCGGGGCGGTTAATCCCCGGCAGAACAGGAGGAAGAAATGAAGAAGTTTATGGTTGTAACAATGCTGGACGGGGATCCACATGCGAAGTTTTTTGACAAACTGACGGACGCGGAACGCTACAGGATGGATGCAGAATGTGGCGTTGGAGCAAGGGCGCAGGTCTACGAATGGAGAGCCGACAAAGACGGTATTGAGGGCTATTCCTTCATGTACGAATAACAGCCTTACACCGGCACACGGGGCCTCCACCGGAGACCTCGTAGCCGATGCCAGACGGCACGGAGAACAATGGAAAGGAGGTAATGCAATGCAGGACACTAATTTCCCGCCTCGCATCTCACTTGCTGCCGCACGAGTAAATGCGGGCCTGTCGCAAGAGATGGCAGCAATACAGCTCGGAATCACGCCGGAAACGCTCCGGAGTTGGGAAAACGGCAAAACAGTCCCTGGCTATGATAAAGTCATGGCAATCTGCGCTTTGTACCAATATCCGGTAGACTATATTTTTTTCGGCAAGCGCTCGCTTTAAGCGATGACCAGAGAGGTAGGAACCACCATGAAAGAATTATCCCTCACCTTCGAGCGCTCCCTGTACAAGGCCGTGATCCGATTTAAACAGGATCATCCAGGAGTGCTTGAAGCCGTCACAAAACAAAGAAAGGAGCAGGAGAACCATGAAGGAGCCGTTTTACAGAAAACACCGGGGATGGAACGGGGCCGTCTACTATTGCCGGATGCCGGAACGTGAAATCGAAGACAGGCGGAGGATCGGGGTTGCAATCAGCACAATCCTTGGCCCTGTCGTGCTGGTGGCCTCGTGGGTGCTTGCGTCCGGGATCCTGCATCTGTGAAAGGAGGTGAAATGATGTATCACGGACACTTAAAGGCTCCATGGCAGTCTGATCCGGATCTGTATTTCGGCAAACACCGCCGGGTCCCGGTTCCGCCGCCGGTCGGAGGGTATCGGTTCCAGGATCCGGCGATGATATCCAGGGCGATTCCGGTTGACGGCGCTGTGACGGAGCCGGGGCCGTCGTGGACGATGAGTCCACAAGCGCGGTTCTGGTTGGAACCGGAACGTGTGACAATTTGGGACAGGTTGAAAAAGAAAATGACCGGCAGATGAGGGAAGCATCTGACCGGCCAATCAAAGGGAAACGAAAAATGATCGCCCTTATTATAGGGCAGAAAGAGAGAAATTACAATGGCTACAAAGAAAGAAAATAATACTGTCAATATCAAACCCATCGTTGACGAAACCGCAATCATTCGAATCGTTGGAGACACTCCGCTGATCGTTCACAAGTGGACGGAGAAGATGAAACGCGCACTGCCAGCAGGAGCGAGGGCGGCAGAACTCGCCGGAATTACTGATAAGAAAGAGTATCAGACTCCCATGGAAAGCTTCATTGAGTCAATGTATTGGATTAAGGGAAAGCCTACTGAGTACACAGAAGAAGCTTTCGTCAAAGCCGTTGAAAACGGCGCAGAGTGGGGGTTCCGGGTTGAAAGCTTCAAGCAGGCGGCGATTGATGCGGCATATAGCAAGAAGTGGTTACCAAATAAGAAGGGCGTAAAAGGGCTGTTTTTCATCAAGCCTGATTTCATTGACGATGAAGGATATCAGCTTGTGAAAATCCAGGGTGGGCCTCCTACGATGCGTGAGGACATCGTGATCCTGTCCGGCATTGGTCGCACTCCTGATCTGCGGTGGCGCGGAGAATTCAAAAACTGGTATTGCGATCTGACGATCAGCTACGACAGAGACGGTATTTATACGCTTCAGGATATCTGCAATATGCTTCAGGCTGGCGGACGATACAACGGCGTTGGCGAATACAGACCGGAAAAAGACGGTCAGTTCGGGATGTTCCATGTAGACGCTAAGTGATACGGCAGGCAAGGCGTGGTATCGCAAGTCGGGGTTTAGCATGGTCTTGTGATGCGCGGCGAGGCATGGCAGGTGCGGTGAGACATGGCGAGGTGTGGACTGATCCGGAAAGGCGAGGCAAGGCGAGGCGCGGACTGGTGAAGAAAGGCACGGCAGGCTTGGCGATGTTTGGTAGGCGTGTTGGGGCGATGCATGGTTTGGCAAGGTAAGGCAGGCGCGGATAGTCAAGGTATTGCAAGGCGGGGCTTGGATTGGCAAGGCAGGCGCGGCTTATAAGCAGGCTTGGCATGGCAAGGTATGGCAAGGTATGGCAAGGCGCGGCAAGGCGCGGCTCGGAGAGGCATGTTGAGGCAGGCGCGGTTCGGATAGTCGGGGCCCGGTAAGGTTTGGCGTGTTGATGTAAGGAATGGCGCGGCCAGGCAGGCGAGGAGCCAAACAAAAAAAGAAGGGAGAACGAAACTATGATCTACCAATGGAAGCAAGGATTCAGGGCAAACGTATCAGCTGAGATTGCAGGACAAGAGTGCGAAAGACTCGCTAAGGAGCACCGATTGACGGGGCGTGATCTCGTGGAAGAGAGCCGACCGGAAGATGCACCACTTCACCGCTACTTTGAATGGGACGATACGAAAGCGGCAGAGTTGTACCGCGAGAGACAGGGCCGGGACTTAATCGCCCATATCGTTCTGATTCGCGATGAAAAGGAAGAAGAATCAGAAGAACCGGTGCAGGTGCACGTTCGCGCTTTTTACAACGTTGATGAGACCCCCGAGTATCATCCGATTCAGCAAATTTTAACGACGGAGGACTTGCACCAGAAACTGCTTGAAACGGCAAGGCGCGACATGATTATCTTCAGAGAAAAATACAAGGCGCTTGCGGAGCTGGAATCTGTTATTTCCGCGATCAATGCCAGCCTTGGAGGAACCACATGACCGACAAAACAACCTGCGTCTTCTACGATGAAAAAGAGAAACGATCAAACGACGGTCTTCCATGCCGGATCCTGAAGGGCAGGTATCACACGTTGACCGGAACAGAACGGAAATGTGTATGCATCGGGAGAGAATGCAGTTTTTACAAACCGAATGGAGGGGAAAGAAATGAGAACACTTTATGAAATCAATGCCGACATTCTCGCCGCAGTCGATCAGGAAACCGGCGAGATCCTCGACACGGCACGGCTGGACGCACTCCAGCTTGAGCGCGATCAGAAATTCGAGGGCGTGGGCCTCTGGATCAAGGACATGAACGCTGAGATCACTGCTCGGAAGGAAGAGATTAAGAAGCAACAGGCTCAGGTCAAGGCGCTCGAAAACCGGATTGCAAGCTGCAAGGAATGGCTCCGGCTGAATCTTGCGGGCGAGAAGTTTAAGACGGCAAGGGTGTCCGTCAGCTACACGCACAACAGCCGACTGGATGTGATCGATGTAGAGAGCGTCGTGAACTACATCCAGACGCACTACCAGGATCCGGAAGAGTTCCTGAAGTTCTCCATGCCGGAGATCCGGAAGGATGCGCTGAAAGCGGAGATTAAGAAAGGCGCGGAGATTCCGGGGGCCAGCCTGGAAGCAACGGAAAGTGTGGTGATTAAGTAATGAATAATTGCTTAATCACTGGCAAACCATGTCCTGAAGCGCCAAATGAAGATGATACCTGTGATTGCGATTGGGCGCAAATGGACATCAATAATGAGTGTGGTGATTATGGGACTTGCAGATTAACAGGCATTAGCCTGCTTGTGGAGGAGGAAGATGGATGATCATCGCAATCATGGGCGAGAGCGGGAGCGGCAAAACCACCTCGCTCCGCAACCTCGATCCGAACACGACATTCTACGTGGATGCTGATAAAAAGGGCCTGTCGTGGAAAGGCTGGAGGAACAACTACAACCGCGAGAATGAAAACTACTGGGCCACTGATTCAGTCGATGTAACGCTCGGCCTGCTGACAAAGATCAACACCACCGAGAAGTTCAAGCGGATCAAAACCTTTGTAATCGACACAATCAACGGCCTGATGGTTGCTGACGAGATGCGCAGGAGCAGAGAAAAAGGGTACGACAAATGGGTAGACTTAGCGGCCAGCGTGTACAGTCTGATCGATTATGCGCTGACCTGCCGTCCAGATCTGACCGTGATCTTTGTTGCACACAGCCAGACGGACAGGGATGACACCGGGTTCGCGTTCACCAGGATAAAGACCTCCGGCAGAAAGCTGGACAAGATCGTCCTTGAAAGCAAATTTCCGGTAGTCCTGTACTGCAAAAGTAACGGGAACGAACACGTTTTCGAGGTTCACGCTAACAACAGCACCGCAAAAACGCCAATGGGAGCGTTCGAGCAGGACACGATCCCGAACGACATTATCCCTGTACTTGAGACACTGAAGGATTATTGATTGACCGCATCGGGAAAAATCCCGTGCAAATACGACTGTCCACAAAAAGTGGAGAAAGCGAGGATAAATTATGAAACCTGTAAACGGATTCCAGAGCCAGGCTCCCGGAGCGAGTTATCCTATGCTGCCGAAGGGCGCTTATGTGTGCGGCATTCAGGATGTGAAGATCACCGGAGCAGAACCGAACCAGCAGCTCAGCCTCCGCCTTGAAATCATCGAAGGGCCGTACGCCGGATATTGGACTAAGCGTTATCAGAGCGAAAGCAACAGAACCGGCATGGCCACACAGTACGAAACGAGATACAAGGGCGTTGTCAACATCCAGATCCCGAACGAAGCAAACACAAGCCGTCAGCATTATGACTGGGATCTGAACACCTTCAATCGTGCGATAGGTGCTATTGAAGCGAGCAACAACGGCTATCACTGGGATTGGAACGAGCAAGGATTGAAGGGTAAGACGGTAGGCGTGAGCGTACAGCTCGGATTGTTTAATGGGATCGAGTTCACGAGCCCGCGCCGGTTGGAGGATGCAAATCAGGTTCGAGAGGGAAAAGTGAAGCCGATGAAGGACAGGGAACCGTCCTACAGCGAGGATCAGCACGGCAACAATTCCGGGTTCACGATGGTGGAAACAGATGAAATCCCGTTCTAAGGTGGGTTGCGCTGATGGTACTTTACGAAGACACCAGGCAACAGAAAGGAAAGCACAAAAACATTCATGCCTACTGCGAAAAAATGGGCATTGAGATCATTCGTCAGGCGCTGAATGTTGGGGATTACCAGATCGCCGGGAATGGGAGCATCAGCGTTGACACAAAGCAGAGCGTCCTCGAATTGGCAAGCAATGTCTTTCAAGAACACAGCCGATTCCGAGATGAATGCCTGCGAGCGCAGAAATGCGGTATACAGCTCATTGTTCTGATCGAGGAAGTCCTGCCTGATGGTGGCCTCCGGAAGTGGAAGCCTCCCATTGGGCGGGACGGACTCCCGCTTTCAAGGATCAATCCGACAATACTCAGGAAGGCAATGATCACGATGCAAGTGGAGTATGGCGTGAAGTTTCGATTTTGTGACGGGAGAAGCACGGGAAAGATCATGATTGAATATCTGAAAGGAGAAAGGACTTAGCCACAATGTCTGCAAAGCTCCCTCAGTCTGCAAGAGATATATGGACTGATATGTATAAGCTCCATGAAACCTTTGACGCTATGGGAAGTTCGGTCGAGGATTGGGCTTTATGGTGGAAGACATCAATGAGCATCCTCCACAAGCACAACGACCATCCGCTGTGCGAGCAGTTGATTCTGGGATTGACGGCATACTTAGAGAGCAGTCGCAAAATAACTGAAGAGGAAGAATCTGAATGCAAAGAAGGAGCTGGCCAGGGAGGCCAAAGGACAGACGGCTTGAATTCGCCGGATACGCAGAGCGAATCAAAGGCTCCGTCTCAGTTAGGGATGTTCTGACTTTGAACGGGATTCCAGTCAATCGGTCTGGTTTTGCGGTGTGCCCGCTTCATGGAGACAAGGACGCATCATTGAAAGTTTACGACAAAGGGCGCGGGTGGGTGTGCTACGGATGCCACAAGGGCGGTGATGTGATCAATCTCGCCATGCAGCTCTACGGCGTAGGCTTTCAAGATGCGATCCGGAAGCTTAACGAAGAATTCTCTGTTGGGATCGAGATTGATCGACAGCAAACGGAAAAAGAAGCATTTCAGGCTGCGGCCAACATCGCAAAGATGAAAGCCAAGCGGAAAGATGAGCAGATGAAGGCCGAAGCCACAGAAAGGGCATACTGGAAAGGCTTTGATAGGTGGCTTGAGCTGGATCGGCTTGTCATGGATCTGGAAGGCACCTTTGATCATGAATCAGACGCTTTCCCTGATGACTTCTGCAAGGCCATCATCGAGCGAAACGAAGCATATGAGGACTTAGTAACTCTGGAAGAAAGGAGGTTGATGGAATGTGTCAAATGACAGCGGCAAACTGACGAACGAGGAAATAGCCGAACAATTCAAAGAGTACAATGGAGAGGACTTCCTTACTTCCGAAAAGCCTTATGAAATTCTGGTTGCTGTTCTTGACGCTGTCCAGGACGAAATCACAAGAGAGCGAATCATAAATGTTGTCAGGGAGAAGGCAAAGAAAGCCGGATGCCCAAAGCAGGTGTTCAATTCAATGCTGAAAGCTGCCACGCCAAAGAAAAAAATGGCAGATGAGATGATTGAGAACACAGGCTTTTCTGGTATTGACGGGCTGCTGAACGGAAATATTCCGAACTATGGGTTTTACAGCTGTTCGGACTTTGGAGTCTATCTCTACGACATGATGAGCGGTAAATCCGTTCAGGTTTGCAGTCATCCCGTTTTCCCAACAATGCGATATAAAAATATCGAAACGGGAATCGAGATGATGGATATCAGCTTTAAACGGGATGGCAGATGGAGAACCGTGAAGCAGATCGACCGGAAAACTGTGGCCCAGTCTCGGCAGATCGTGAACCTGAGCGAGTTCGGGATCAGCGTGACAAGTGAGAACGCAAACGACATGGTGAACTACATAAGCACGATTGATGATCTGAACCGGGATATCATTCCGCGAACAGAAACAATCAGCCGTCTGGGATGGGTTGAAGGTAAGGGATTCTCACCGTACATCGATGGTGTGAGCTATGACAATATCGGGAAGTTTGCCGAAACGTATCGAGCTGTTCATTCTCACGGTGATTTTAAAAAGTGGCTGGATGTCGTAAAGAAGATCAGGGAAACAGATGATTATAAACCGGCGCGGATAGTCCTCGCGGCGAGCGTGGCAAGCGTGATCCTGAAATGGACTTGCAAACAGCCGTTTCTCGTTCATCTCTGGACTTCAACCAGCGGAACCGGCAAGACAATCGCGATGATGCTTGCGGCCAGTATGTGGGCGGATCCGGCTCCTGGGAAATACATGAAGAGCATGAACAGCACAATGGTAGCAAATGAACAAATGGCGGCTTTTTGCAATAACCTTCCGCTGTGCCTGGACGAACTGCAGACGATTGAGAAAAACAAGGATTTCGATGACATCATTTATATGCTGTGTGAAGGCACCGGAAAGACGCGATCTTCGAAGAGCCTCGGCATCCGTGAGCAGGCAAACTGGCTGAATGTGATCATCACTAACGGCGAAATGCCGATCAATCGAGACAGCCGGGGCGGAGCGATCAACAGGGTTGTCAGCGTGGAAGGCAGCGGGAACATTGTTCCGGATATGCGGGAAACGGCAGAGACGATCCGGGAGAATTACGGGTTCGCTGGTAAGATGATCGTGGATGCGATCTTTGCGGACGAAAGCTGGAAAGACAAGATCAAAGGCACCTACGACAACATTGTGAACGAGCTTGTAAAAAGCGCAACCGGGAAGCAAGCCAATTATGGCGCGGTGCTTCTGACTGCCGACTGGTTGCTGGATGCTCTGATAATGCATGACGGGCGGAGGCTTTCTCCGGAGGATGTCTGCAAGTATCTGGCTACACCGGACATGGTGGACATGAACCTGAGAGCGAAGGACTGGCTGGCAGATTTCACGGCCAGCAATGCCGGAAACTTCCGAAGGGATGGGGATCCGGAGGACGATGAGTTTCCACGAGCGATTTACGGAAAGATCGCCGAAGACGGATCTGTGTACATTCTACCGAACGTTCTTAAAAAGGAGATGGTAAACAACAAATTTGATTATCAGTCTTTTCTGAAGTGGTCATTTGAGAAAGGATATCTCCATTCGTTCCACTCCGGATCCAATAAACACTGGGGAATATCCACCTCAATTCCGGGAGTGGTGCACAGAGTGTGGGCTTTACACTTTTTGCCCGAAACCTTCAAACCCGTTGATATTCAAAGCGGGATGGAGGTTGTAACGGATGAAAAATTGCCCTGGTAAATGGCCCGTGATCCACTTTTCCACCTGATCCACCAAAAAAACATATGCTATATAGAGAAAAAAATAAAAAAATTGGAAAAATGTTTTTCTCCTCGCGTATGGCTTAAAAAGTAGTGGATCAAGTGGATCAAGTGGATATGTGTATATAAAACCTTTATATTTCAAGGGTTTTAAAAATCAAATTGCGATCCACTTCAAAAAATCGTAGTGGATCAAGTGGAACATGAATGAGAATTTTCAGAAGGAGGCCACACCATGAACCGCGCAGAATGTGAGGAAAAGATCATCAAGGAATTCGAGAGGATCGTAGAGATCTACAAGATGTACAACCCTGACGGGAAGTATCTCGACATGACATATGTCGCAGAAGATGATGCGGTGTACATCAATGCCCATAATGAGTATTGGCACGGCGGAGCAGATGCGAATCGGGTGCTGGTTGCGTCAAAGAATCTGACAACCGGCGAATATAGCTAAATCGTTTTGATTGACAGCCCGGATTAAGCTCGTCCCGTGAGGCGGCATCCGGAAATGAAAAGGAGTGCACCACCATGAGCAAACCAGAAGAGGGAAGACCAGATCTGAACCGGCGCGAAAAGCACGGGATGGAAATCATCCTAGCTTGCGCGAGCGAGATGCACAAATGCGATGCGGTCTTAAAGGATCGTCTGACCGCGAATGAGCGAAGAGGATATGCGTATTTTAAATCAGCGCTGGGCCTGTTGGATAAAGCGCTTGGGCTGATTTATAAAACGGTACCTTTCCGACAGTTGGAGCAGGTGGAAGCTATTTGTAAAAAGGGTTATGTGCAGATATCCATGCCATCTGTAATCGATATACCTGGATATACTCCTATAAAGGATTCAGACGTTAACACCATTGTAGGCGCGGCGGTGAACAATAAATGCGCCATTTGTGTCAATGATGGGCAAGAATGCACAAAATGCGAATTGCG